GTCAAAATGAAACAACGACGAGTTCCTTGAAATATTGGTATTTATTAATAGAGTAAGTTTATTAATCTTTATTGTGGCGAGACCCTAACGGGTAGGATACAACGAAAGCCAACAAAATACTAGTTGCAACTATAGAATCGAATCATCTTTTATAGTTTAGATACTAGGGCAAATTTTCGGATAAGGTTTTAATCAAATACTGCTTTATTAATAAATAAGTGTCTATAGGTGCGTTACCTATACTGATGAGTCGCAGAACGACGAAACACTTAAACATTTTTATTATGTTATTAACTCAATCTTATAGAAAATATAAATTTGAAAATACTACAACGTATTTATTTAAAAACAATACCAATGATATCAGTATGTTAGAGATATCAAAACAAAAATCGGGATATGAAGTTGTTTACAATAGCGAATATCAAAATTTTTACAGAAGTATCAACGGCTTAAAAGATATGAATGCCGTAAAAAAGGAAATAGAAACTTTTAATTTTTAACTATGAAACAAAAAATCAAGGTTATAGCGCTACTAGTTGTGGCGCTATATGTATTAGCTAGAGTAGAGAAACATTGTGAAACTAAAAACGAGCATTATGTCGAGCAATCTAAATAGAAGACGCATTGCGCTTATGGTGTCGGGTATTCCGACGTTGGAAGACTTTATTAATAAGAAGTTAGGATCTAAAAAATTAGAATATATGAATACTATCTATTGTGATATTTGCGACCAAGCAAGTATAGAAACGGAACAAGAAATAACAGAGGAAACTTTTTATTGTTGCACAATGTGTAGAGATAACAATAAAGAACGAGAAATTAAAAATAATAATTTCAACAAAGAAAAAGTAATTGATTATAAAAACTAATACAGAATGAAAGCACTACAAATTAATTTAGGGTTAAACAACAACCCAATGACAGCGGAAGAGGTAATTAACTACTTCGCTACACTAACGGAGTATAGGCTAATGGCCCACTACATTAAGGACAAGGAATTCAATGGTAGTGTTGAGCCTACATTCGTAGCTATGCTAGAATATAAATACGCTAGACAAAGTAAGGTATTAACTGACGCTGAAAATTGGTGCAACTTGTTTACACAGGAGAGCATAGCTATTAGCACCGACTTTATGGAAGTACTTGCCTTTAATGTTAATTACAAGGGAGACGCATACAAATTTAATAGTAACCTATTTGAATACATAAAATTATGAGAGCAACACAAGTTAAAGATTATATAGTTAACACACTAGGGCAAACGCCGAGACACAATTGCAGTGCCTTGGCAAAGGCCATAACAAAAGCAAGTAAGAGGTTTAATCAAAATCAATTTGATATGATGTACCTATTGCTAGAGAATTCACCAATAGATAACTACACGCATAGCTATGGATTCCATACCGCCTATGGTAGAGAACTTATAAACACAATGCAAGACTATTATTATAAATTTAATAACTAATATTATGAACGAAATAGAAAAAGCAAAAAAGGTTTTGAAAGATGCAGGATATCAAGTAGTAAACCTATGGCACATAGACGACGTAAAACAAAACTATGATTGCACTGATGAAGAGGCAATGCAAGTTTTAATTGAGGCCTTGGATAACGAGGCAACGATAGAGCAAATTTTTTATGCGATTGATTTTCAAGCGGAAGAACTAGAATTAACTAAAATATAAATATTATGGGAAGTGTAATTGATTATATAGATTGTCCTAACTGCAAACAAGAGGCATTTAGCGACTTCTACTACAGAACGGGTGAGCAATATGTTAATTGTGCATACTGCGGTTATCATTACTCAGTATCTATAAAGAGAGACGAAAACGGAAATATGATAAAGCTAGATGAAAGCAAGGAACTAGCTGTTGATAATGTAGTCAGAGAAGAATTTATTATTGACAAGCCATACGGATCTTTCAGGATAAAGAATCAAGGCTCTGTAGGTGAGCATAGTGGATCGTTAAAGGATAAGGAAGAGTACGATAGCTTTGTATCCGATATAGTATCGCTTAGAAATCAAGAGAACACAATAGAGAGTTGTGTTATATCTAGACTAGTAGACGGGAGTATAGTAAAGGAAGTATTGGTAGGTGATATCTACTACTTCGATGATTGGGTAAACGAGATGCTTAATCATTCAGACTACAGCGAATCAGAACTACTGGACTTTGAAGAATACTACCAAAACCTATTAACATTTGAAGAAAACTCAGATAACTTTGAAAAACAATTAAACAATTAACATTATGAGACCAAGAATTAACCCAAATAGAGTAAATGTATCCAAAGTAGTAGAACACCTAGAAAGAAAGAGAAAGGCGTACTCAGAGGCTATAAACGACCTTATGGACCAAGAGAGCATACCATACGGAAAAGCGAAGGAACTTCTTAATAGAAGATTAATCGAGAAAGTAGTGTTTAGATTCTAAGGAATTATGGTATTTATAAATACAATAGACAGCGAGTTTTGGCAGATGATAGTTTTTGACACAAGCACAAATGTTTGGTCAGAACTTCTCTGCCTAGACTTTAGTAGCCTTGTACTTCAAGCTAGGTTGCTACATAATGTAGAGGTACTACATTATTTAAATTAATGAGAGTGACTAACAATTTTAAAAACAAATAAGATATGAAACAAACAGCAGTAGAATGGTTAGAAGAAGAAATGAGTAAAACATATATATTTAATCAAGATGATTTTGATATGTTTAAAAAAGCCAAGGAAATGGAAAAGCAACAGATTATTGATGCACACGGAAACCAAACTAAAAAATCAGGAGGTGTTTCAAATTACACTTATATTTTAACAGGAAAAGAATACTACAACGAAACATTTAATAAATAAGATATGGAAGAGTATAGTGACTGTTGTGGTGCAGAGAGACACCACATATGGAGTGATTTGTGTTCATCTTGCTTAGAGCATTGTGATTTTGAAGACGAAAGCGATGAAAGTTAGGTGTACGTCAGTCATAACAAATAGTTTAATTAGAAAGGCTATAACTAGAGATAAGTGGTATAGCGTACTATGGAGTAACCAATACGGATTTACATTCATAAACGATAAAGGAGACCTATCTCTAGGTCGATTTAAAAATTGTAGTTTAATAAATAATAATTGGGAGGTAAAAATATGAGTTTAAATTTTAAAGAATTAAGTAGAATGGATCAAGTTAAAGCAATAAATGAAACAATATCACAACACGATGAATCTTTCTTGGCGTATCTTATAGCGTCAAACGAAATGGATTTATTTTCGTGGTTTAGCTTTCATTTATCTGAAGACGGATCTGATTATTGGATTGACAAAATAAAATCAAAAAAAGATGAATAAAAATAGATTTACATTATTTGAGGTTGCATCTATACTTAGAAAGCAACACCTAAACAAACTTAATTACAAGGAGTTTAATAAGTTTACTGATGATGATTTTGACGGAGTTGAGTACGTCAAAGTACACGGAACAACAAGACCAAAGGACTATGTTAATGCAGACAGCAGAACATATAAGGTAATCAAGGCACTTTCGCCTAGCGGTGAAGAAGTTAAGTATAACGGAATTGCAGACATATGCGATGCATTAGATATAAAGGCCAAGAACTATTGGAGAAAGTTTGCCGAGAAGAAAGGATATACAATTATTAGTGTTGAAGAATTTTTTAAAGAAAACAATGTGAATTATGAAGGGAATATTTAATTACAGATTTCAGGAAGTAGAGGTTGAGTACGAGGTTGTTTACGACAATGATCCAGAGTACAACCCAGAGATAGTAGTTCAGTCAGTATTTTACAACGGAACTGACATAACAATGATTATGAATCAGACGGATGAGCTAGAGTTAAAAGAGGAAATGTATGATATGTTATTTAATTAATCTATGAATAAACCACAAATTATCGCAGAGCTACAAGAAATTATGGATCTTGCAGAGCAGACTGAAAACATATACTTATACAATAAAACCAAGAGAATCATTGATTCATTAAAAGAAAGTTGGAGTAGAGATGATTGGTATTACCAAGAAATTCAAAAAAACCTGCAATAAATTATTGTATATTAAATAATAAATAGTATATTTGTAATCTAAAGTTGAATAGCCGACAGCAACAAAACAAGGTAGGCAAAACAATTAAATTATATTTTATGGCTCAATTATTAGCAGTTAGTATCGACCTAACAAAAATTGACAAATCTCAAATCGTTGAGGGAAAAAATGGTGGTAAGTATGTTAACGTTACTTTATCAGTTAACGACACCGAAGATCAGTACGGAAACAATGTATCTCTTTGGCAAAGCCAATCTAAAGAAGAAAGAGAGGCTAAGGCTAATCGAAACTTCTTAGGTAATGGTAAGAAACTTTGGAGTGATGACAAAGTTCAACAAGCAGAGTTAAGCAAGAAAGCTACTAAGAAACAAGAAGAAGCTAACGACCTTCCTTGGTAAAAAAGCTTTTCATTAAAAACACAACTACAAGGGCTATCATATAGGTAGCCCTTTTTAATCAAATCAAATTATGGCAACAACAAAAAAAGAAAGTACGATGAATTTATTTCAAAAATTATTAGAGATTCAAAAAAGAGTGGTAGGACTTGGTAAGGATTCAAAATCATTTGGATACCAATATGTATCAGGATCAAAAGTATTAGAGCATATCAAACCACTTATGAATGAATACGGAATTATCCTTAAGCAAGAGGTTTTAGAGATCGAGAATAGTAGACAAGACTATACAACAAAGAATGGTCTTAAGTCAGAGATACTTACAAAAGCAACTATGCGATTCACTTGGATAGATTGTGAGACTGGTGAGAAAGATGAGAATTATTTCGCTGCGAATGGTCAGAATGATTGGGAGAAAGGTCTTGGCTCGGCATTAACATATGCAGAGAGATACTTCCTACTTAAGTACTTCCACATTAGTACTGACGAGGACGATATTGACAATCCAAATCGTAAGCCAGAGCCTGTATCAAAACCTACTGCTACTGATTCAAGTCAAGCTAGTAAGCCTACAATCTCTGATATGAATGCTGTTAAGAAGGCATTAGAGTCAAACAGAGAGGCTACAATCAAGATGCTAGAGAAGTATGAAGTTACACCTCAACAAAAGAAAGAGTTAGGTATATGAATAAAATAATCCTTGTAGATGCTGACTCCCTATGCTACATAGGGGGTTCTTGCGATGAGGTAGATCAGGCGTATGATAAAGTAGACCAAGCTATATCAAACATAATATCAACCTCTTCGGCTAGTCACTATATGATATTCGCTGAAAGACCTAACAATAATCTATTTAGAAAAAAGATTGTAAGTAGTTACAAGATTGGACGTGTCAATAAAGAACTTCCAAAGTTCTATAGAGAGATAAAAGAATATCTTATTGGATCTTGGAATGCTTACGGAATTCAAGGGTATGAGAGTGATGATGTGATTATATCTACTTGGAGAAAGTTATCAGATGAATATCCATTTACTGAAATACTTGTAGCTGGAATGGATAAGGATTTAAAGCAATATCCAATAACATTGTTTGATACATACTACAGAAGATTCGGAGAAATATCTAAGATAAGCGAAGAAGATGCAAACTACAATTTATGGTTGCAAGTTATTATGGGTGATTCTACGGACTCAATTAGCGGAATCAAAGGCAAAGGTATAAAGTACGCAGAAAGTGTCTTAAAAGGCTCTAAAAATTACTTTATAACGACTTGTAGATCATATAAAGAAGTTTATGGTAGTAGATGGCAGAAAAACCTTATAAAGAATTATGTTCAAGTAAGGCTTTTAGATAATTTAAGTGTAAGTATCGATTTAACTATGGTTGATTTCACTAATTAATAAAAAAATGTTCAGATCAAAGAAAACAATTAAGTCAGAGTTAATATTTGATTCTGATCTTAATACTATAGAAGTTATAACAAAATTGAAAGAGCAATTTGAAAATTTTAAAGAAAAGTCTGTTGATATTGAAGACAACGTATATTATAAACACGGACTTCCATTTAAATATAAAATTGTTTTTTATCACGATTTATTTTTAGAAACAATAAAAATATAAAACATTAGGTAAGTAAAAAAAATGGTATGGCAAAAAATAAAATAGAGAAGTTCTTTCCTAAAGAAGACGAAATAGCAATGGTAGGCGTGATCAATAAAGAAGTTAAGATTGCTTTTTCAGTAGAGAAAGCTGACTACGGATACTACGTAGTTCGTTACGAACTGAATGATGATCTGGAAGGATTGAAAAATACCATTAGGTACAAGAGGATTGATTTAAAAGAAAAAGATACCAAGAGAAACAGATTGGTATTCACAAACCAAGAAGATGCCGAGAGAGAGGCTATATCTTCATACAAAGAATTGTTTAATTATATACAAAGCAAAAATGGTAACAGCACAAATTAAGAATAAAATTGTAAGTAATGTTAGAACATTATTTAACACAATTACTGTAGCAAAGAAAAAAGAATCAGTATCAGAGGATGTTAATTCACTTATGTTTGTAGTGATGAACGGAAAGACAACAGATGAAAGTATTGTCATTAAGAAAATGTTTGACGCTGTATTCGAAAGAGAATTAAATAAGAGAATGGAAGAGGCTAACAATGAATTGATTTCAATTAACAAATTTTTAAACAGATAATTATATGCACCTAGACGAAGTAATAAAGGAAATATTGGTTAATGAGGCAAAAGTTTTAAAACCAAGAGAAGTTATTGAAGACACAATCGTATCATCGGTTATGTTTCAGTTAGCTCAGAGAAGTATGGTTGGACAAAAGAAGTACGGAACAACGCTTGACGAAAATAATCAGGACGACTTCCTAGAACACTTAAAGCAAGAGTTGTTAGACGCTGTATTATACATTGAAAAATTAAAAAGAATTAGAGATGCAAGATAAAACATTACAAAGAATTATATTTGAATTATCAGAATGTAAAAACAATAGAGAGTTTTCTAAGGCAATTAGAAGAACAGAAGGATATACTTCTAATATGACAAGATCGGATGTCAATATAAGCATAGAGCTAGGTATTGATATAATGCAAAGACTAGGAATTGATGATAGTGAAATAAAAGAGGTTATTGTAAATTATATTAACGATAATTTCTTTATTAATTAAAATAAATTACTATATTTGCATATCTCACAATCAAGATTTCGAGTTATAGGTGCTTGTCGCTGTCGGTATTCGGCAGTATCTGGAACAAGCTAAGCGTGAGTTCGTCAGGCCTAAATATAGTCAGGTGGCGGAATGGTAGACGCACGGAGGGCAAAGAATTTTGTACACATCTGCGGTGAAAGAGGATATTGCCTGTTGAACTTTCACAATTACAGGTTCGATTCCTGTCCTGACTACAAAATCTATAAGATGTTATTGTCTCTAGTCTAGAATAGATTCAATGATACGATTCGTAGCTCCAAGGGTAGTGGCTTATAGATTACCTGGAGATAAAGAAAGCTGAAGGGGTACAGCAGTCAGCATAGCTGAAAGGGTTGCAGGTTCGAATCCTGCCTTTATTGCAGCAGTTGCTTGATGTCAAATATGTACAGCAACAGACATTGGAGAGATTTGGCCTCTCACGAATGTTAAGTCCTATCGGGCAGAATAGGGGATGAGTACTTATGAGTGTATGTGATTTTACCAACCTCCAACCTCATCAAACGTCCGCATAGCTCAATTGGTTAGAGCATCTGACTCATAATCAGAAGGTCGTAGGTTCGATTCCTACTGCGGACACTCAGTAATTAGCGAATGAAAAAGAATCCTTACAAACCTTGTAAAGTTGGCCGCACTATTGATTGTATCGCTATTGGTATTCGCTAATGATGTATTCATAATGACCGATAAAATAGTGTATAGGTGACTCCTATGAAAGTATAGGAATGTGTGATAGGGTGTTACTTTTATAAGTAGCGCCTTTTTCACACTTTATTTTCAAGTTATCTTTAATTGAATAAATATATTTAGTATCTTTGCGGTGTTATTAAGGTGAGAGCTAATAACTACATACTGAAAAATTAATAAATAATCCTAACTGGATCAGCGGCTCTCAATCAATCCTCGCTATCTTGTTGGGATTTTTTGTTTTAAATAATTAAATAGTTTATCGGTGTCTTAAAACCGTTATTATTATGGCAAAATTTGAATTAAAATTTTTGGATGCAGATTGCAATGATGTCTACATTAGTTCTAATGCTTACTTTGGTGAGGATTCAAGTAGAATATGGATTGAAATAGGTTCTATTAGTGATAGCGATCAAAAACATTTTATTTTATTGGATAAAAGTACTGCTATAAAACTTGCTAAAACACTTCGTACTGAAATCAATAAAATTACAGAAAGTGAGGTGTCTAATGGCTAAAGGTAAAAATTCATTTGTATTATATTCAGATAACAAATCCATCATTGATTTAATGACCAATGAACAGGCTGGGCTTCTTTTAAAGACACTATTTTCTTACGTGAATGATGAAGATCCTATTATAGATAATTCTATTGCTATAGTTTTTGAAATGATTAAATTGCAATTAAAACGTGATTTAGTAAAATGGGAGCAAACAAAAGAAGGTCGTTCTATAGCTGGTAAGGCTTCTGCTGAAGCTAAAAGATTATCTAAATTAAATCAACAAACTTCAACAAATTCAACAAATGTTGATTTTGTACAACAAACTTCAACAAATTCAACTGTAAGTGTAACTGATAGTGTAAGTGTAACTGATAGTGTAATAAATAATAATTCTATTATGGTTTCTTCAAAACCAAATAAAAAGATTCTTTTATCCGAAGTTGATATTAATACCCTTAGTGAACAAGACCAAGTATATTTTAAAATAGCAATTGGTTTTAGAGATTTATTTGTAAATAATAAAATTGCTTTAGGTGTTAATGATTTCAAAGACCAAGAGAATGCAACTTATAAAGGTTATGTAGATCCAATAAGATTGGCTTTTACACAAGATAAAAAAACAGAGGAAGATTTCAGAAAAGTGTATGCTTTTTTAAAGAATGATGAATTTTGGATGAAGAATATAATGTCTACAAACACGTTAAGAGATAAAATGTCAAAATTACTTGTGAAAGCATCTTCTATACCAGTCAAAAAACAAATACTACCATCAGACTTTTGGGTAAGAGAATTAAGTGATGAGCAAAAGAAATTACTAAGCGACAAAGACCTAAATACTTGGGAAAGACAGAAGACAGCAAGACTTATGGAGGGCGGTAGAATGTTACCTATAAAAATAGAATATGAAAAATAAATATATGAAAGATACAAATGTTGCTGTTTTTAATAACATAAACGACACATCAGAACCTAGATATGTTAGCGTATTTAAGATACTAGATTCAATCAAGGATGGAAGTTTTAAGTCTAAGGTTGAGTCAATCAGAAACGAGAATGACAAAGGTCTACAGAGTAGATTGAAGTCTTCACTTGTATCTATCCTATTTTCCTCTTCTAAGCAAGAAGGAATTGAGAGCGGTAGAAATGGAAAAGTATCTTGGAGAACGGACAAAGGATTGGTAGAGCATAGTGGACTTATGTGTTTAGACCTTGATAAGTTTGACAACGAGTTCGAGATGATGATGGTAAAGACAAGCCTTACTCAAGATAAGTATGTATTCTCTGTATTTGTTTCTCCTTCTGGAGAAGGGTTAAAGGTATTGGTAAAGATTCCAAAGAAAATAGAAAACCACAGAAAATACTTTTACGGACTAAAGGAACACTTTAATTCACCAAACTTTGATGATTCTTGTGTAAATGAGGCTAGAGTTTGTTATGTGTCTTTTGATGAAGATATATATATCAATGAAGATTCATTGGTATTCGATAAGATGGTTGAGCAAAAAGCTCCGTCAGTAGAGGTTAAAGAAGTTACGATTCAAGTAAAGGTTGATAACGATAGAGTTATCGACGGTCTTTACAAGTGGTGGTCAGAGAGATATGGATTGGTTGAAGGTGAGAGAAACAGAAACACCTACATACTAGCTATGGCATTCAATGAATTTGGAATACCAGAGTTGACAGCCAAATCATTTATGTCTCAATTCGCTCACCAAGACTTTGATACACAGGAGATTAATTCTTGCATAGAGAGTGCTTACAATAAGACACACTTATTCGGAACAAAATCGTTCACTGATGAGGAGAAGATTATGCAAGACTACTCACCTAATGATGTAGTTAAGAAGGTAGATATATCAGTTAACTTCGATAACATATACAAGGCTTCATTTGTAGACGTTACAAAGAAAATTGAATACCCTCCAGTAGCTATATCTGTTGGATCACATCAGATGGGTAGCAAGTCTTTCCCAATTCCATTTGGAACGTACGGAAACTTTAGCTGTATAGTTGGCGCATCTAAAAGTAAGAAGACCTTCTTAAAATCATTGATTACAGCATCATATATCGGAGGCAAGACATCTAACTTCACCTCTTCAATTAGAAGTCACAGAGATAGAGAATGTTTTGTAATTGATTTAGATACTGAGCAGTCAAGCTGGCACGCCCAGAATGTATTTAAGAGAGTTACAAGATTAGTTGGTGTTGATAACTATGAATTCTACAAACCATTTGCATTGAGACCATACGACCCTAAAGAGAGACTTCAGTTTATCGAGTGGTTGATATACGAAAGTGAGATGAAGGATAATATCGGATTTGTAGCTATTGATGGTCTTGCCGATTTAGTTAACGACTTTAACGATTTAAAGGAGAGTCAGGCTGTAATTCAGAAGGTTATGAAGTGGACGGATGATAAGCAGTTTCACTTAACTACAATCTTACACTCTAACTTTGGAACAACCAAGGCAGTAGGACACATTGGTTCTTCTATGCTCAAGAAGGCAGAGACAGTCTGTCAAGTAACGAATGAGGGAGAATGTGTTAAGGCACACTTTAGTCACACTAGAGGGTTTCCTATATCCGACTTTTACTACTCAGTAAATGATGATGGTCTACCATACTTGCTTAATGAGAATGCCGAGCCTATAATTAGAAAGGTTGTGAAAGAAACTGATGAGAGTGACAAATTTGAGAGCGACAATTCAATTCCAACAGCTAGTCCTAACGAGGCATTTGGACCAATAAAAGATATTAACGATGAAATACCATTTTAAGATATGGAAGAAGAATTATACACACTACAAGACCTATCCAATGTATTAAGGATAGGTCCTAGAGCTGTAGCATATAGAATGAAGGCTTTAGGATTAGATAAAGACGGGAAAAAAGGTAAAATTGTTTACTTAGATAGAGAAGAGTACGATGCTGTTGTTGGATTCTCTAAAAAAGAAGGTTTAAAAAATTACAATTCTGCTTTTTATTCTAGAAAAAAAATATATATAATAGAATATTTCCTTAGAAATAAAAACAATTCTGCAATAAATATTGCTAATCAATTTAATCTAACAGAACACTTTGTAAATAGAGTTCTAAACGAGTACTTTGAAAATAATTGTGAAATATTGGTTAGAAGTAATGAAATTTAATTAGATTTGTAAAAAAAAGAATTATTATGAGAATTTTGCATATATCCGATACCCATACGTATCACGACTTACTAAAGATACCATCTGGTATAGATATGATTATACATTCTGGAGATTGTAGCAACCCAAGAGACCCATATAATAATGAGTCTGAGGTTAGATATTTCATTGATTGGTATAAAGAAATTCCTGTGAAACACAAGATATACGTAGCTGGAAACCACGATACGAGTATTGAGAAAGGGCTAGTTACTAAAGATGATTTCAAAAATGCTGGAATTATATATCTTGAAAATGAATCAGTAGTAATAGATGGCATAAAGATATTTGGCTCACCACACACACCAAACTTTGGTAATTGGGCATTTATGAAGGAAAGAAATAAGTTAGAGAGGTTTTGGAGATTAGCTATTGATGAAGATGTAAATATAGTTGTAACTCACGGACCTCCAAAGGGCATCCTAGATAAATCGTACGATAGAGAAAATAATCTTGAGTGCTGTGGCGATAAGTCTTTATTGAATAGAATATTAGAAGTACAACCAACCTATTCATTGTTTGGACATATACATAACTGCAAGGATATTGTAAATGCTGGTATTCAAAAGCTAAGTGTTTGTAATACATTTTTTAGCAATGGTTCTGTAGTTACAGATGGAAGATTTGGGAAGTTGAGTAGTAATGGAAATTTAATAACAATATAGTATGAGTACAAAATTTGTAATAAATAGAAAAGTTATGAAACCAATACATAAATTCAACAACGGGCAGGGAGCTACTTTATGTCATCAATGTAATTGTATTGCTTCATTAGGGCATACAGAAGATTTATATTGTAACGAGTGTAATAAACATACAGAATTAGATGAAAAAGGAAATCCTCTTACTTATTGGGGAGGATTAAAAGAACCTAAACAAGAAAGTTGTTGTACTCCTATTGGACAAATTAAAAGATACTACGTATTAATGGAGTATGAACCGTCTTGGATGTGGACAATAACGCATACATCTGATGGTGATGAGTTAGATTGGAGTATTGTAAATTATAACTTAAAAGAGGTTTCTCCGAGGGTAGAAATTGCAGAAGAGGATATTGCAAAAGAACAAGAAAAAATGTATAGTGAGGAAGATATGAGAAAAGCTTTTAAATCATCTTCACTTACAAATATGTTAGATGTGTATGAGTCATTTGAAGAATTTATTGAACAATTTAAAAAGAAATAAGATATGACAGTACAAGAAAGATGTGAAAAATACAACCAAGAAGCTATAGACATTTTGTTTGAGGCTTCTGAATTAGAACAAAAATTTAAAGGATTTGTTAGTATAGTTGAAAACAAAAAAAATATGAAAGAGTTATTAAAATTACAAGATCAGTTGATTAAAGAACAATCTGAGCTTATAGAAAAATTAGAAAAATCAGCATATTTAAATATAGCTGGAGGTTTTACGTTAGGGCTTTTAGTTTCATTAATATTTTATATACTATCAATATGAGTTGTACATCACACCAAGTAGAACTAGAAAGACTACACAAAGAATTAGAAGAGGTAAAAAAAGAAATGGAGTTTTATTATTTACAGGGATACAATAACGAAAAAGTAAATAGAGAATACCATAGATTATTATCTGAGATTAACGGAACAAAACTAAGTAGATTCTAAAAAATTAAAGTATGCAAACAATAAATTTCTTAAAGAATAAAGAAGGTAGGTATATCAACTTTAAAGATATGCAAAAGGTTTACTATGTGGATAGCTTCATAAACGCAACACCAGTACCAAACATTAAAGATGCAATCAAACTAGCAGAGCATTTTAAATTAGAGGTAAAAAGCGTTGATATTGAATTGTTCAAGTCTGAATACTCAAAAATAGTATCAAAAATCCTGATAATAGGAGAGCTTTTGTACAGAGAATTGAACAGGTACAATGATGATATGCCAGTAATACCTAAGTTAAACAAGCATACAAGAAATGCTGTTCGCAATGCATCAGATAAGCTAAAAGAATTTCACAAGCTTTCAGAGAACATAATAAAAACAGGACAAGACGAATTGTTTTTTGATGCTTCAGGAGACTTTGAAGAGCTAATTAATTGTATGGTAGACGGTTTGGATAGTGGTTCAATAAAAGATTTAGTTAAAAAACTTAAGAAAAAGACTAAATAATATATTTTTTTTATATAACTTTGACCTAAAATAGTAAAATATTATGGCAAAGTACGATAGAAGATTAATAAAATCAAAGAAGATTACCATAGATGGTATAGAATTCGCATCTCGTTTAGAGGGTACGATGTATAAACTTCTAAAGGATAATAACATAAAATTTAAATACGAGTCAGAGAGCTACACACTTTCTGACTCTTTCCTTTTTAATAATAATTACCACGCTAGATTGGCTTCTGGTAAGGGAGAGTATTGTAATAGAGGGTTTAAAAAAGTTAATGCTATTACCTATAAGCCTGACTTTGTCATAAGGCATAATGATTACTATGCTATAGTCGAAACAAAGGGTCTTCCAACAGAATCATACAATATGCGTATGAAGCTATTTAAGGCCTCTTTAAACAGACAAAACATAAAATGTGATATATATGTACCACAAACAAATGCTGAGTGCTTAGAAACGATTAATCTAATATTAAAGAAAATATGAAACCAAACGAAACACATCCAAAACACCAAGTAAACAGAGCTTTACTTGAAAGTGAAAGAGTAGTTCTTATAAATAGAACTATGAAAAAAATCAATCAAGCTACAGACTTCCTTTATGAAAGCTTAATGGATAAGGAGAGAGCATATACTTTCTCTGCAATATCTAAGCTAGAATCATATTGCGAAGAAATTAAAAACGATTTTGATAAATTCCTAAAAGATGGAGAAAAGTAAAAAGAAACAGCTACTGAATAGAATTAGTGAGTTGTACGGAGTTAGTAATAATATAACTCAATCCTGTATAGTTGCCTGTAAGGAAAACGATATAGAGTATAATGATAACCTAAGAAGAGCTTTCTCTAAAAGGCTAAAGGCTTTAGGTATCTCTGAGGAGAAGAACCCAGAATTATCTCCAGAGTTTGAGATGGCAAAGAAAAAGGAGTTTGATAGATCTAAGAAAAGATTTATCATATCTTGGGCGCAATCTGAAACAGATGTATTTAAGCCATTCATTAAAAACATAGAGGCGTACGCAAGTTACATCAATGCCGAAATATTAATTGTTGCTGGTAGATATAAAAATCCTGTATCTTTAAAGGATAGTCAGTCTCTATCAGATAACGAGAAGTATAACAAAGAGATGTACTGGGATAAGTCGATAGCTGGTTACTTAGATGCCAACAGACACAATATCCACAAGCACTTAGTTATTGCATCCGATGTAAAGATTCAACCAACAGCAGAGACACCATTATCTGGACTCAATTCTTTAACAGGTCTTGAGAGTTGTATATTTGGACACCCACGTGTACACTTTGATTCCCTTCCTGTCTTGGATGGATACCCAAACAAAATCCTTATGACTACTGGTGCTGTTACAATACCAAACTACACTGACACAAAAAGTGGAAAGAAGGGTGAGTTTCATCATTCGTATGGATTTGTAGTTGCAGAACTAGATGGTGATAACTTCCACGTTAGACAGGTTACTGCTTCTGATGATGGATCATTCTATGATTTGGATGTCTTAGTCGACAATTCAATAATCGTAGAGGACCAGGTAGCAGAGGTTATGATATTTGGTGATGTGCATATTGGAGACCACGATGAAGAAGCCTTATCATTATCTATAGATATAGCTAAGAAATTGAATGTTAATCACGTTGTACTTCACGATATATTTAACGGTAAGTCTATATCACCACACGATAGCAAAAGTCCATTTGAACTTCTAAGAAAGGAACAAGAAGGACTTGATGATTTAGTTAGTGAGATGTCAGAGGTGATTGATTTCTTCGAGCAAAACTCAGATATTGACTTTATAGTTGTAAGATCCAACCACGATATTTGGTTAGACAGATGGCTTAATGATACCGACTGGAGAAAATCAAATAATAAGATGACATACCTTAAGTTAGCATCAGAGATGGCTAGTGACACAGAAGGTAAAGGTGCTTTAAATGTTATCCTCAGAATCAATAACGTAGAGAATGCTTATTGTTTGGATTTGGATGAGAGCTTCAATGTCAATGGATTCGAGTTAGGTATACACGGACATCAGGGAGCTGGTGGCAGTAGAGGTTCTATGATTCAATTCAAGAACTTAAATACCAAGAATGTAACTGGTCACTCTCACGTTCCAAGAAGAATGAATGGTGCGTTATCTGTTGGTACGCTAACTAAGCTTAGACTAGGGTATAACAAAGGCTTGAGTGCTTGGATGCAATCAAATGTTATTATACACCAAAACGGTAAAGCACAGCACTTAAATATAATTAACGGAAAAGTAACAACTTTATGGAAATAAAAGATGCAATTAAAATGGTTTCGGAGTTTATGGTCGCTTGCGATCAAGAGGTTAAAAGTGGAGCTTCTAATGTTGAAGATAAGACTTCATCTTTAAGATACCACCTTATGTCTGAAGAGAATAGAGAGTATTTAGTAGCTTGCCTTCAAAATAACAAAGTAGAGATACTAGATGCTTTGATTGATATGGCTTATGTGTTGTTTGGAACTGTTGCCTCTCACGGTATGACTGATGAGTTTATGAAAGGATTCAGTTTGGTTCACAGAAACAATATGACTAAAATTCAAAAAAATGGTAAAGTATTAAAAAACCCAGAAGGTAAAATACTAAAACCAGATGGATATGTTTCAGTAGACTTAAGTTCATTACTATAAAAAAAGGAGGGGTTAATTCCCCTCCTAATTTTTTACTCTATAGACCTTCCGTTTATCTTAAGGTCTTTTTTATTCATATAACTTGGAAGTTTTGATTTAACTTCTGTTGAATCTATTCCAGGTAATACTCTAGATTTGTATGCTCCTCTTTCTTTAGCGTCAGATTCAATACCCTCTTTGTCTGTTACCTCTCTTATTATATCAACTTTATTCTTTGCTATATCTTTAATGATATTCTCTTTGAATTTACCATTTGTTTTTTGATATATCTCGTCATTCTTCATTTTAGAGTTGATCTTATTAAAGTCATTCAATCCTAATGTTCCAATTGTCTTGATGTATCTAAGCATTGATACAGTTGATGCGTCGGCATTATCTTTCTTAAGTAAGTCTTTAAGAGCTGGATTTAAAACCTGTATAGCCTCTTTAACAACCCCTTGAGATTTGTCAGATAATCCAGTTTTTACAATTGGTTGGAATATCATATCCTTATACAAATCATAACCCCTATCTCCTCTTCTAGATTGAATAATCATTTTATTAGCTCCTTCAGCAAGATAGTTATAACCTCCTTTTACTATGTTGTTAGATCTAGGGAACATTAATCCCATAAGTAGCTTAGCTCCCTCCTCTACAATAATATCTGAAGCAGAACTATTTCTGTGATCAGAAAGTAATAAGGCTGTTTCATTTACTATCATTCTATCGATTTGAGAATTCGCACTTCTTAACGCTCTCTTATCTAAGAATCCTATTTTAGACATATGGTTTTCTAAGTCTAATATATATCCATCAACCTCTTCTCTTGTGAATAATTTAGATCCCTCATTAGAATGCATAATTGCAAATGCTCTTATTATCTCTTCATCTGTCTTAGGGAATCCTTTTTTGATTTCGTCAAAGAACATAGTTATATCGCTCTTAAATAATTTCTCTTTAGAAGAATTCAATTCATTAGCCTTTAATCTAACTGCATTATCAAATAGGTCTCTGTTTATATATTTATAGTATGTGTCGTAAGCATTTTTGAAATCCTTATTAGATAATAACTCATCTCTTAACTCGTTATACTTCTTGAAGTCTTCAACGCTTAATTCAACTTGGTTCCCATCTCTATCTTTTTGTATTGGGAAATCAAGGAATAGATTATTCATTTTCTTTATGAATTTATCGTCTTCTGCTAATCTGTCAAATGATTCAACAAGCTTATCTTCATCATCATCATCGCCTTTAAATAAAGACCATATAAGTCCAGATAATGCGTTAACGGTTGCAGTATACATTCCAATTCTAACAGCGCCTCCTAAAGCTTTTCTAGCCTCTCTAGGATCTCTATTTTCTACAAATGTATTTATAGCTGTTGTCATAGAAGTATTAGCTCCAATTGTAAATCCTCCTAAGAAATACTTAGCTCTATTAACTAACGCAGATAATGGGTTTCTACTATTTTTCTTTCCAGCAGTAACTTCCATAATTCCAATTTGTTTTTCAAATGGATTTGTACTACCAAATAAATCAGCAGATTCTCTATTTGCCTTGTTAGATGCTTTTGCTATAGCGTCTTTATTATCTTTAAGATATTTTTTATCTCCTCTAGCAATTTTTTCTACACTAACTTCTTCTCCTGTCTCACTTAAGAATGCATCTCTGAATATACTATTCCAAGCAATACCATATGGCTTAACATCTGATATACTTATTAATCCTTCGTTTATTCCAGAAAGTTTTTCATCTATAGGATCTATAGCTTTTGCTTTTGCTCTTGTAAATATATTAGATAAAGGAAGTCCTTTTGTCAATACACTTTTATTTATCCCTTTGTTTAAGAACTCAGTTCTTTCCGTGCTTGAACTTTTAGCCGATATCATTTTATTGATATCTGATGCTTCAGCATTTTTATAGAACTTTCTCAATAATTCAGACTCACTTTCCCCAGCCTCTTTTATTCCTTTGATATCCTTAACTATTTTATTACCACTAGTTAATAATTTTGGATTTAAAGAAGCTAATTGAACTAAGTTTCCAGTGAAATCGACACTTCTACTTATAACACTTCCAAGCATAACTTGATAAAACGTTCTATCAATTGCATTGAATATACTATCTGTTAAGTCATTAGATACAAATGAAGATCCGTTTATAATCAAATCAAATTCAGACTGAAGCGCTTTTTGTATTCCGTTTAAGAATAGCTCGCTATCTCTATCTTTATTAGACACAGCGTCATTTATAGCTTCCTGTAATCCATTTGATATACCAAGATACTCACTTCTTAAGTTGAATTGAACAGCGGTGTTCTTTATACTTGAAAATACAGTTGTAAATGGATTCATATCTATAGGATGAGCTTTACCACTCTTCTCCTCTAAGTTTCCAGACTTAGTTGATACAGTTCCTCCAATACCAAATCTCGCTTGCATATTAGTAAGATCCGTCTCTGTTTGAGATTTCAAGCTATTTGACACTGGAAAATATTCAGATATCATAGGTGCTGCATTAGCATTTTGAAATAAGTTAGCCTCGTAAGCAGACATTTGGTTTTCCTCAAGTACAATTCTTATTGCATTTGCAGCAGCCGCCTCTTCTGGAGTTAACTCAACAACATTGTTATTTGATTTTATTTTGCTTACAAAATCCTCTACAACCTTTAAAGCTTTTTTATTCTCTCTAATTTTAGAGTTTGGATCGCTTATTGTTTTTTCAAAATACTCAATAGCATCTACATCAGATGTTGTTCCTTGATTATTTTTAGCCATCATATCGATTAAGTGATATGTGATCTTCATATAAGATTCTTGAGGATTCTTAGATTTCTTATCTATTAATCTCTTGGCGTTTAATAATGCTTCTTCAGCCTTAGCTTCCGTAGAAGCAAGGTTTGACATACCTTTACCAAGCACAGACATAATACCGTCAAAAATCGGAGTATTTCCATATATTTTTAATGCTGCATCTATCGCTGATAATCTAAACATCTTTATTCTCTTATCTAAAAGCTCTGCATTTAAATCACCATTCTTTATACCTCTAATAGTTGTAATTGGATTTCCTAAAATCTCTCTTACCTTTAATGCGGCTCTACCAACTTTTGTAGAGTAAAGACCTCCTTTGCCAGCCTTAGCAACAGTGTCTAAGAATAATTTTTTAGCCTTACTTTTTACAGTATATCTATATAGGTCCTCAGCATACGTTGGTATTACATCGTTCTCTACCATAGAAGTCATAGCATTTATTGCATTTGAAAGCATTGTGTCTGGCATAGCATCAACATCACTCTCATCAAGAGATACTAGGGTTGATAATATTTTCCACTCAAGACTACCTTTCTCTGCAATAGATTGTTCAAATACATCCTTCATAAATGGTATGAATGATTTTATCTGATTCTTCTTCTTCAATACCTCAGCTGCCTTCTTAGCTCTTCTATTTTCGTCTGCCTCCTCTTTTTCAGCAACATCTTCCTTCTCGTAGAAGTCTGATTTGTTTTTATCTACAAATGATTTTTCGCTTTCAGATAAACCCTGGTTTGAATCTATCTTACCTTGTATTTCATTAACCTTATCTGTATGTTTTTTATAAGGAGCCGCTATACTATCGTATAAATCATTGTAAGATTTTAAATCAGTATCAGATAAAGCGTCTTTTCTTTCAGCTAAATTACTAATATAGTCAGTGTAAAGACCAAAGTCTGAATCATTAAGTACTTTTTTAAGTGTTGATGGGTCTAGCAATGCAAAATTAACTATTTTAGAGGCCATAACTTTAGCTCTATCTCCTCTATCAGCTAACTTGCCAACTTTACCAGACATAACGTTTTTAAATGCCTTCTTCTTATCTGATTTAGCTTTGTTTACATCTCTATTTGTGTAAAGATTGTCTAGTATATCATTAACCTCTCCTAATTTTTCTTCAAAGTTTTGATCTGTTACATCTTGTACTTTAGATGCTATAGATGTTATAGCTCTTTTACCAATATCTCCAGAATTTAAATCTTTTACAGCTACCCTGATAAACGTGTTTACCTTATCTTTAAGATCATTTATTACCTTGTTTCTATCTTTCTCAATTTTCAAAGCTTCCTTAGCAGAAGAGAATACTTCTTGAATTTCTTTTTTAGCATCAGATAATTCGATTTTAAGATCTTTTATCTGGTCTATTTTTTCTTGTATCTTTACTTTTTGCTTTTCTAGTTTCTCCTTTTGCTCTATATTTTTAACCGTAGTTAATGCAGAGACTACATCTTTAAATTGCTTGTTTAAGTCAGATAATTCCTCTTTTACTAGTTTAGTTTTATCTTTTTGAGCTTGAGTTTCAACTTTTTGTGTAGCAACACCTACTCCAAATGCTTTGTTTATTCTTTTTTGCTCTGTGGCTTTAGGTTTTATTCCAACTACTTTTTTAATTTGGTCAGATAGTTTCTTCTTTCCTCCTTCTTTTGAAAACTTAACACCTATTCCTTTTATTTCTTTTGATGTTATCTCTTTACCTCCAAGCAATGAAGATAAAGCCCCATCCAAGAATTGGTTTAAATTTAAATTTTGCAATTCAGTGGCAGACATCTTGTCAAAAGACTTAAAGTTTGCTTTAACATAGTTAAATACCGCATTAAGCCAGTTTTTAAATTTTGATTTTACACTAGCCTCTATAATTGTTTCTCCTTTGTTTGCAATTAATTCAGCCATAGCCTCATCTCTAGCTAACTCATTATCTCCAAATTGTGCTATCTTATCGTTAAGTATGCTTGTGCCTTCAAGTAAGCTATATCCTTTGTTAAGTAATACTGGATTATTTTCTTTTAAGAATCCTGTCCATATATGCGAGTACTCGTGCATAGCTGTATTTGAATTAGCTACCTCAGGATTTAAAAATACTTTACCGTCTTTTGTAAAACCATAAACAACATCACCATCTTTAACAAATCTCTTAACATTAGGGTTTTCAAGCTCCTTTAAGAATTCCTCTTGAGTGTCTACTACAGTAACTGATGGGAATGCAAGTTTTAACTTACCAAGAAGTTTCTGAAGTTCAGTCATCTTTGTAGCTATCTTTGCACCTCTAAATGCTTTTATTCCAGCTACAGCACCACCAGCAGCAACAGACTGTCTAACAGCTGTTTCAGGCGAAGTAGGAACTCCTGCTTTGTTTTCTTTTTGTAAGTAAATTGATTTACTATACATTTCTGGGAATACGTCAGCAGCGTGAACAGGACTTTCTAAAACTCCTATCAACTGCCCTTTTACTCCAAACGGATAGTTTTGATGATCAACTTTTGTAACACTTGGATTTAAAACGTCAACCCCTACAACTGATACTATGTGACTATCTGGAATAGACGCTGTAGCTGGTTCAGATATTAAATTATTTATAGTTTGTAAGTGAACATACTTGTAGTCATCTTTATTTTCTCCAACTAATGCGCTACCAGCGTTACTTTTCGGTTTTCCAGGAGTAGTCTTAGCTCCTAACTTAACATCTCCAGTAAACACAAATCTTGTAATATCAGGTCTTTTAGATATACCTAATTCTTTTATGTTATCTAAAACCTCGTCTATTGTATTTTGTTTTTCTACGAAATCAATAACATCTTGATCTATATCTTTAGCAGATTTTAAGTCTTTTAATAAACCATTTTTAGCTGCAATTCTTTTAGCCTTACTAAATCTTTTCTTAAATGTATCTGAAGCAAATCTAAATAAAGCCTCATTACTCTTTATTGATGTTTGACCCATTTTAATTACAGCCATAGGAACGTGTCCATTAGGTATTTTACCTTCACTCCATAATCTATCAAAAAGATCTTTGTTTTTAGAGTATACCTCTGTAGCTCTTTGAAGCATATTATTTGCCTCAGCTTCAGTAGTATTTGCCCAGGCATTACCTTCATTTCCTTCGGTCATATTAAAACCAATACCACCTTTTACATCTATAGTATTACCTGTAAATGGATTTTTAATTTCACCAGACGTTAATTGATCAGATATTGTAAATATAAATGGAACACCGTCTAATTCTGAGATGTCTTTTATGGTCTTAACTTTATCGTTAAACCTTTCAGTTAAGCTACCAACGTTTGTTTTCTCTTTAGTGGTTAGATTAGATGGTATATCAAATTTAGCAATTTCTTCTGGCATAGAGTTCATATCTTCTGTTATCAAATCAACAGTAGATCCGTCTACTTCTATTTTTGATTTTTGAAACTTAGGAGCCTGATCGGATATAAGCTTATCTCTGTAAGCTATCATATCATCGTATCCAGTATCTTTATCATTAAATGTTTTCTCCTCTATGTTTAATTCTCCTTTTGGATCGTAAACCATAGCAACAACATCTGGAGTTCCGTGTTTTTCTTTATTCCATCCAGGAGGAGCATAATCCTCATTAAATGGAGTTTTAGATACAACTCTAAATCCAGCTTTTTCGTATTGATTTGTTAGGTATCCATCAAAATTATCAAGCTTAATTCCTCCAGCTTCAACAGCTTTCTTAAGTAATTCTTGAGCTACACCTTTAGCTTTTGATTCTGGTTTTTTGAATACACCAACTATATCACCATCTGGTTTAACAGCAGCTGCTCCATCTTCAGTATCTATTATAGCGCTTTTAGACGCATCCTCAACAGTTACTGGACTAACGGACCAATATGTATCTGGGTCAGACGCTTTTGTGGATTCTAATTTACTTACGTAGTTATTTATTTTTTCTTCACTTTGTTCGGCAACGACTTCTTGTTTGGCGTTTCCTTGCTCCACTTCTTGCAATCCCATTTTGGATTGTTCTGGCTGTAACAAGCCTTCATCTGTGCTTTGCTTTTGAATGGCATCTTCTTGAGTTTTAATATTGTTTAATAAAGGTTTTAGTAGTTTATCATACTTAGCATAAATTTCTTTAGCTTTAGTGTTATCTGATTCTGCTATCTTATTTGCGTCTACTTTCCCTGCTGTAATAAAGTTGTCAGGATTTTCTACGTTATCCTTTAATTCTTTAACCTCTTCAGATCTAAGTTTACTTACTTCTTCTTGCAACTGCACGACATTTTCTTGCTGTGCTGCACTAGTGGTTTGCTCTGCATTGATCCCTGTAGGTTTTTCTTCTGCGTTGGTTTGCCTTGTGACTTCTTCATTTGTCTGTTGTGTTTTTTGATTATATAATTCTTTAGCTTTCTTATTTATTAAGTCAGATGATATATTTATATCTTCTTCTTTAATACCACTATCTAAAGCCTCTTTTTTTAATATTGAAGCAGCCTCTATTTTTAATTTAGTCTGCTCATTCTCTTCCTGTGTTTTTTGATCACTATATAATTGTTTTACTTCATTTCTTTTTGCCTCTATCTTTTTGTCTATATCTGGATGAAAAGCCTTATCTAAACTTTGTTTTTGAGATTCTAATTTTGAAATTTCATCCAATCCTCTTGCTACATCTAAAACTATCTCAGAAGAAGTGTCTTTTGGAATTTTATTCTTATTTTGAGAATAAACTCTTAAATCTTCTTTAGATTTATTGTATTCGTCTTGAGTAATTGCATTAGCCTGAAGTAATTCTCCTAATCTTTTATTTGATAAATCTACATTATTTGAAGCTGTATCTAAATTAGATAGGTAATCTTTTTTAGAGAATATATTAGACCCCATTCTAATCATAACAGGAATACCTCCAGCTACAAATGTAGAAGGAATCATACTTATAAGTTCATCTCCAGTCATTTCTTCCTGAACTATCTCTTTACCAGCTTTTTCATTTATAGATCTATTTACACCATATATTGTAGATCCTTGCTGTATAATCTCTTGAGTTGTCTCTTTAGTACCCTCTTTACCAAATTCCATAAGCTTAGACATTCCTTTATCCATAGCTGCTAAATACCCCTTTCTTCCGTTTTTAGCATAAGCCTCTATAGATTCAGATATAGTTTTATTTTTAATGGAATTAAATGTTGCTTTTGTTTGAGGAGATATTCCAGATGTTAAAAGATATAGTCCAGCCATCTTCATAGCGGCATCATTGGCTAATTCTTTTGCTTCCTTATCTGGTATTCCAGCATTTTTAGCTGCCGAAAGAGTTGATTCTAACCCATCAGAATACCCCATAAATGTTTGAGCGGCCCCAGAAGCTGCCATCTCTTTTGATAATGGTATGTTTTTTAGCATTGAAAGGCCTTCTTTTGTAAGACCTCTACCCATTAAAGAGGATGCTCCTGAAAATCCTCTTGTTACTAAAACTTGAAGTCCAAGATCGGCAACTACATTTGTTGTTTGTATTGTAGAACCAGACCAAGAAAACATATAATCATCTTTACCTTTCTTTGATTGATCTATTAAAGAATCATAGGCATCTTTGTCAAATAAATCTGTAACTCTCTTCTTTATTTCATAGTCATATATATTTCCCTGTGAGTCAACAAGGTATTCATTTCCACCAAAAGATACTTTTTTACCACTAACATAACTTACGTTTCTATCCTGTGGATTTAAAAACGCAGCCTCTTCTGCTTTATATCTTAGTTTTTTAGATATTCCTTCAAAACCAATTAAATCATAAACTGTAGATGATACTTCATTAACTCTTTTAAATATAGTGTTGTCTAATCCTTTCAGTATATTTCTACCTGTCTGCCAGCTAAAAAACTCACCTTTATTTTCTTTGTATTCTTTATATTCTTGAGCTTCTTTCTTCTTTTTTTCTGATGTAGCTTTATAGTATGCTGGAAAATTACCTTGAATGTATGAATCAAAAAGATTTTGATCTATTGACTTTTTCTCTACGTTTTTTTCAATTTCCTCTATGGTAGCATTTGGATTTTTTTTAAGATATAGTGCTGAGTTTTTATCGAAATCTCTTTGAACTCTATCTTCTAAGTATAGTTTAAAATAATCAACTAATTTCTTTTCTTTTAAAAGTTCTTCGTTGTATTCAGAGTTTGAAGCTGCACTATCTTTAGTATAGAAACCAGACTTGGCTTCTTCTTTAAAGTCATATAAGTATCCATTTTTCCTTAAGAAACCATCGAAATCAACTTCATTAACTATAGGATTGTCACCGTATAATTCTTTAATTTCTGAATCTCCATCTTTAATTTTTGAATAGTAAGCATATGGATTTTCTAAATCAAGGTCTCTAGATTTAATAAAATTATCGTAATTTATTTTAAAAGATTTACTTGATTCTTTTGCTTTCTCTATCGGGTTTTTAGATTGTTGTGCAATCTGCTCCTCAAAGCTTTTGGCTCTTAAGAAATCGCTAACACCACCGTCTCCAGTAGATAATTCTAAATCCACAGCTCCAGCTTTTATTAATTCAGATGTAGGAGGAGCTATTCCTTGTTCTTGCTTTTTCTTTATATCTTCGTTAATTCCAGTCTGTTTTATAAGCTGAATGTCGGCATTTCTTTTTTGTATGTCACCTACTATTTCTTGAGCATCTTTACTTTTAGGAATCGATATAACGTTACCACTTAGATCTTTTTTTACAGAACCGTCAAGCTCCATTTTTAAAGAGCTTCTATCTATGTCTTTTAAGAAAGGAAGTTCACCTTCTTTTTTCTTTGAAGATACAATCTTCTTTTTTGGCTTCTCTTTGTCTTTTGCGTTTTTATCAGAAACAAGACTCTCTTGAAATGTACTTACTGTATCGCCAAATACAGAACTACTTGCTCCAACAGAAGATGCCGAAGCCCCAGTTTGAACTGGTTTTCCGCCAACCGATAAAGTACTTTTTTTCTTTGGTGGTTCTTGAGAATCCGATTGAGCTACGTCTAAAGTAGTAGTCGTATCTAGATTTTTTTTTTCAACCTCAGCTTCAGAAACAGCTTTCCCTGGATCGTATTTATTTAAAAAAGATTTATTAAAATCATTATTATTTGAAAATTCATCCTTTATATATTCTAATCTTTCAGGAGTTAATTCTTGACCGTAGTCAGAATACATTTTTTCAACTAATTTAATATCTAATTTTGACATATGTCTTTATTTAATTTTATTATTTTTATAAGAAAAGCTCGTTTTTAAAATCTTCGATTGTTTGTAAGTTTTTACCAAAAGCAGAGTTATATGTAGCCTTGAATTTATCGAATTCATCTGAATTTTGCTTAAACCACTTGGTTGTTTTATTTGATTCTGATATTCCAGCAGATGTTCCTTCTCCTGTTAGGCTTTCTTTTCCAGAAGCAGAATACAATATTCCAATATAAAGTTGTCCATTTCCTGGATTATATAAAACCCTATCCATAGGCATACCTCCAACAGTAAGTGTTTTTCCACTTGAATTACTTATGGTTACTGTTTTAGCTCCAGTTAATGGTTCGCTAGCAGCTCCTTCTGGTTTAATACTTTCAGGCAAATATAAAGCTGGCGGCCCTGGTTTGATTGCATCTTTACCTCCAGATCCACCTCTTCCGCTTTTTTTATCTATAGATATATTTACCTCTTCAGCATAAGCATCTTTGAAGTTTTTTTCAAAATACGCTTTGGCAGCATCTTTCTCTTCTTTTGTATATGCATTAGCTCTTGTTTCAAACTTATCAATAGTAGTTCCAAAATGAGCCATAGCTCTATCGTCTTTTGTCAAGTCTTCAGCTCTCTTTGATATTCTACCAAGAACCCTAGGGTTATTCAATAGATCGATAGTTTCAATAGTGCCTGTTTTTCCAGACGATGCTATTTCTTTTTCAATTTCATCCAACTTAAATGTACTTGCAAATAGCTTTGCCTCTTTTGTTGGTTCGTATACATAAGGAAGTCTTATTTTATTTAAGTATTGAGCTACAGTTATCTCTTTCTCTAAAACTTCTTTTTTCTCTGGGTCAGCATAAATCGTATATCTAATATCTCCATTGCCTTTATCTACAATATCAACATTAGCTGAGTTAAGATTTGTAATCAAATCCTTTGCTCTACTTACATAAGTAGGGTCATATTTGCTTTCATTATCAAATATCTCCTTCAATGTTGCATTAGCTTGTTTTACAGCATTTCCTTCTGTAGACAAGTCATCTATCAATAGCTTAGCCTCATTTAGTTTACCTTCTTTTTTTAACTGAGCAAATCTGTCTCTTTTTTGAGCTAATATTTCAAATCTCTTTACATTAAAAGCATCTATATTAAGGGTTTCCTGATCACCTAAAGAAAGCTTATCTAATCTATCCTGCTTTTCTTTATCTGCTTTTGCCTTAGCAGCCTTAGCAGCCTTATCTTCAGCATCCATCTTGTCAAATTGGTCTTTAACCATTTTACCAAAATCTGGGCCTTGAATTGGTTGCACTTGAGCGTATGTTCCTACTTTACCTACTACTGCCATAATTATTCCGTTAAAAGTTCTCCTGTCTCAGGATCGTATTTATTCTTTTTCTTTCCAAGATATCCCAATCCAGAAATACCTGTTTGAGCTATACCACCAATACCTTGAAACATCATTTGATTTCCAGCATTGTATTGAGATGACAAGCCAGATATATCTTGTTGCTCTCTTTGCTCTTGCATAGCTCTTATGTTTGATTGATCTTGAGCGAAGAATTGGTCTATTCTTTCTTGCTTTGTATCAAGGTCCGCAGCTATTTGTCTATTTGTTTGCTGATTTCCAGCCTCTACACGACCTAAACCAGCAATAACACCTCTAGATCCAATAGCCTTTAATGCTTCAGTTTGAGATGCTGACATTCTTTGAGCTTCTTCTCTTAACAAATCAGAACCAAGAGTGGACACCTTCATACCCTCAGCTGAGTTTGTTAGTTCTTGTCTGTCATAATTATTTAACGCATTCTTTGCGTCTCTAGCGTTTTGAGCGCCTTTTATTGCCTGATAAGCTGAACCTAAAAGTCCAATTCCAACCATTGCTGCTGTAGCTGCTGCCATATTTTTATAATATTTTTATTAATTCTGTCGTTCCTTTTGTTCCTTCAATGAAACCTATTTTTTTGTACTTGTTTATTAAATTCTCGTTTTTAAGAGAAGAAAATATAGCTAAATACCCTAACTCTCTTGCTGAGGAAGAAAGTTCCTCTAATACCTTTAAAATAGCTTCTTCCCTTTCTTCAGAACTTGTTTTCGGATTTGTTACAATATACTCGATCCAACACATAGCTGAATTTGTTTCATATAAGAATCCAGCTGCTAAATCTTTACCATTATGTGAAGCAATTAAACCATTAAAAGAGCCTTGTTGATACTGTGGTAAAGACGGTATCGAAGGGGCTGGAAATCTCCAAAAACCCCACCAATCCTTTAGTGTCTCGTAGTCAGTATGTTCTGCAATTCTAATATCCATATTGCAAAGATAAAGTATTTATTCAAATGATTTTGATACCTCCGAATTAATTGCGTATATCTCAGATCTTGTTGTGGAGTCTAATGTTCCACTAATATTCATATAATATCCTAATATTCCAGATGTCTCTATACTTGCTAACTTAGATGACAGTATAAAATCTCCAACAGATAAACCTGCAACGGTATTTAATACTATATAATTATCTTCGATAAGAAGTATTGTCCCTATTGGTGAGAGTGACGTATTGTATACGATATCTCCAACACTGATAGTATTTGGTATATGACTTAAAAATAAATTAATACCAGTTATTTGATTTATTGTTCCAAGACCAGTTACTGATACAGCACTTGTGTCTACAGTATTATTACCTCTTATGTATGCATAGTAAACACCTTCTTTTTTCTTGAAATCAGCTTGATTTATGTATCCACTTTGTAGATCTGTTGTAGCCTGTATATCCCAAGCATTATCACTCTCTATTGATATGTTTTTAAATATCTTTCTAGTTGATGGGTCTTGTGATATATTTACCTTAAAGTTACTAGCCGTTCTTGTTCCATAAAACGTATTGTACGAACCTCTATTGTGAAGATATACAGCTCCATTTTTAAATGTAATAAACTCATTATTAAGTTTAATCATATAGTCAGGATTGTATGTAACCTTAGTCAAGAAACCTTGGTCTTCTTCAGAATATAACCAAGTAACATATTGGTTTCCGTTATACTTAATATTTAATACATAAGTATCATAAAAAGAATCATAACTACCTATAATGTTGTTTATGGTATTATCTCTAAATAGCTGCTTGAAATAATCAGTCATTCCTTTTTTAGATATCTCCTCTAAACCATTTGAATCATTTAATCTAAGAACGACTCCTCTTTTAGTATCAGTAAAGAATTTATTTGTTCCATAATCAACAAAGCTTTCTGGATGGAAAGATATTCCATAGTCTCCAGCGTAAATAACTTGTTGCCCTAATACATCTTCTATTCTAGATAAATTTGTTGTTGCGTCAGTATTGTACAATACATCTTTACCATATAAAACTTTACTAACTCTATCCTCTTGAATTACAAGTATATCTGTTTGGTCAGATGATAATCTAACAATAGGACCGTACTTCTTCTCTAAGTCATCTTTGTAGTTAGCCAATGAAAGATTAAATTCATTAAGTCTATTTACGTTTGTACTTTCTTGATATACACCAGAATAAGTTAAATCAGCATATCTATTAACTTGTCTATACACATCTTCACTTACAGCATTTACTGAATAATCTATATTTAAGAAGCTTGTATTCATTTCATCTCTAACAGATATACTTTCAACACCATTACCAAAGCAATAACAATTAAATAATTCAGTTAATGAATGATTAGTGAATTGGTATTGACCGTTAGTAATAGTATAAGTTGTTGGAACCTCTACATATATATCAGAATCACTTTCTAATGGAGTCGTTTCAAAAACTGGTACCTCAGAAGTTGTTATATAAACATCTGTTTTAGTTCTTATGTAGTTTCCTGAAGAACTTGGGTTTACCAAAGGTTTAAAGCCAACTTTTGTTCTACTCAAATCATTAGAACCCCATCTATAGTCTAATTCAGCATCTCCATTTATGTACTCTAAAAATGCTTGTGAAGGAGCGATAACGGCTTCAAACATTTCTCTGAAGTCTGTGTAATCTTGGGTTATGTAATACTTTTGGTCAATTGAATTTCTAAACTGACTTGCTCCAGCTATTCTATTGCAATAAGAAACAAACCTAACAATATTTCCAGCAGAAAAAGATACATCAGTACCATCGGTATATTCAATGTCTTTTGAGTATACGTGGTATGGATTTATATATTTTCCTCTAGTGCCTAAGTATTCTAAGAAGTCATTATCATTGGTTTCTAAATCAAAGTTTCCATTCTTTATTTTAAAATAAAAACCAGATTCTGAATCAGTTTTAATTTCATCTTTCTCGTAAAACTTAGCCTCTAATACTTTAACTTTAACAAAGCTATCTAAAGGACCTCTTAAGTCAGCCTTAAGTATTAAATAATCCCCTTCTTTTACTTTGCTTTTGTTATCTCCAATTAATTTAACATAAGTATGTATATAATCATTATACATAACAGGAGAATATATTACATCATATTTACCTCTGTTATATTTTACTGCAAACTTGTAGTACTTAGCCCAAGTTGGTGGTGTGCCTATTGTAGTTACTTTTAACACATTTTGAGTGTCAGAGTTTTCAGCTGGTATGTATACTCCATTGTTTTTCGCATCAATAACCGTAGTCTTTCTACCCTCTTCATCTAAGAAAACCATTCCTATTTCGTAATCCCTTGAAGAGTGCATACTAGTGAACAACGTCAATGAAGAGTAATTTACCTTTATGTAATTACATAAGATATAATCTATTTTTGTCAATGTAACTCCAGATGGCTCTTCAACTTCTATTGTTTTGTAAGGCATTTCAACAGTTACAAACTCTCCTGAATAGTTTGGAGTTATTGTAGCTGGAACAAATGACAATATAGAACTTGATGGTAATTGATTTACTGGGTTGTTTACAATAGCAGTAAAGAAGTCTTCAAGAGATTGTGTAAAGTTTGAGTTGTCAATAAGGTCTTGAAAAGACGCATAAGTATTTGTTACAGTATATGTAAATATATAGTTTTCAGCTAGAGGTGTATTGAACAAGTAAGCTAAATATATATTAAAATCAAAAGAAAATTGACTACCTTGAGTTAATGAAAAATTACTCATATCAATATCAAAAACACTTAACGGAACAACGTTACCTTCTTGTGTGTTTGAGTTTATTGTATTTTTCTTTGAAACCAAATAATAATCGTTAGTATCAAATCCTTTTCTTGAAATATATCCAGAGCTTAATATTACACAATCTATTTGAGCAGTATATAATGCTGGCTCAGAAGACCTAACAACTACATATACTTCACTCGATTCAGATGGGGCTTTATTGGCCTGACCAAAATCTCCTTCATCACTTATGACTCCAGACGGTATTGTAAAAGTCTCTTCAAGAACACCATCTACATACATATCACAAATCAACTCAACATCAGAAAAAGTATCCTCTTTCTTTATCAATATTGTTTGAAGAAATGATTTTGTTGTACCAGTTGTATTTGTGAATGTAATTACATTTGTTGTGTAATTCATAGATATACCAGCTCCTAATGATTCTATAGGCACTTCAGATGATTCTCCCCAAAAATCAACAACATTAGTTGTGTTACTTGCGTATATTTTATTTTCTATTTCGTTGTCTTGTATGTCGTATGTATTTACTTGTGAAGACTCAAAGTCAACAGTAAAGTCAATTTTACTATCTATATCTCTTCCTTCAATGTAATTACCATATACTAATCTGTTTCCTATTCTTGCTTGTGTATTAGCCGTCAATGGAACATTATCAAAGCTTCTGAAGTATTGCTCTTCAGATATTACACTATATACTTTGTATTTATTAAACAAGAAAGACTCTGAAGCATTATTTCCCCATCCTTCATCTTGTTTATTTAGTTTTATTATTGAGTATACATTATTGCTATTCGATAATTTAAAAACCAACTCTATATCTTTAACGCTTCTGTGTCCAGTATTAAATGATATATCAAATGCTTTTGAATTATTTTGCATAGCTGTATTTGTACTCGTCAAAAGGTCTACCTCAAAGTTTCCTGGAGTAAATACATATGGACTCCAAGATGAAAATGCAGAATAATGACCATCATCATATCTATATCTATATGCAAAAGATAAAAACTTATCAGCTATAAAACTCATAAAGTCATCATTTGATATTTGAGTTTGAGCAACAGATGGAGCGAATATAGGAGATGGTTTCATAACAGAAATTTCTACTTCATCAAATCCATTTATAGCATATGTCTTAGCTCTTTCAATTCCAACTATTCTAGGCGGATTAAATCCATCTGTCCAAGCTATTAACGAATCTCCCTCAACACCAACAAATATATCTATGTGTGATATTCTGTGGTTTAAACTAAAATTCAAAACACCAGTTGTAGCAGTTGACTGAAGAACCCTCTCTACTGTATTATTAGATAAGTTGTATTGATATACGTAGTCGTATGTATTTGAGTGTGCAAAAAAGAATACTCTTTCATTGCTATCATCGGCAATACTTCCTATTACTACAGCGCCAGCATCGTTTAATGTTGAAACTAATGTGTTTCCAAATACATTTTTACCGACACCCATACCGCTAGAATCTTCAGATGTAACCATAAAATTGGTTGCATCGGTCATCTGGCCATTAGGAGTTAGTCTTTCGTCTAAATCTTTATTGATTGTGGCCTTTAGGAAATTATTTTGAATTTTGGTCATTTAATATTTCTTTTTTATTTCAACCATTTATTTCTTCCATTAAGAAGTATAAGTAACTCATTACCTCTTAATTCCATCATTCTTATATTAGCGTTCTGTAGATCTCTATAGTAGTCTTTCTTGGCTCTATTAATGATGTATTCCTGAACACCATATTTATTGTTTAATATAGCGTATTTAACATAGCTGTATAAAGCTTGCTCTGCTAACTTATGAATCATAACATCGTCTCCGTTGTTATATTCTAATCCATCAGAAATATATTCCAGTACGATTACATTGCCACCAACATTTGAAGAGAATGCCATAACACCTCTTCTCTTATCGATATTGAAATAACCATTACCATTCAAATCTGGATTTAATCCAAAGTTTGCGCTATTTATCTCTGTATTCATCGGAGCAGACACTGTAGATATGCTTCTAGATGTATATCTCTTAAAAGTTTCCGTTTCGTTAGCCTCTAAAGGATATCCGTTTTGGTCAAATAATATATTATATTCGTGATCTTGCAGGTAAGCAGTTCCTATCAATGTTCTAGAGTCTTTTGACAATGGTCTTAACAATCCATCTTGTCCAACAACAGATACTCTTACGTATGATACAAAATCGTGAGGTAATGTTAAAAGCAATGAATCACTTAGTTCTAACTCAACAACCTTAACCTCTTTTAGTGTATCGTAATTAAATTCTTGTATACCTCTCTTGAAGTGCTGAAGTACATTATATCTCTTTACGTTAGATAATAGTCTATCATCACCTATTTGTTCTAACATAAAATTATTAACTAATTGAGATAAAGATATGTATTGATAGCTTCCCCAATTCTCTTCGTTTTGATAATAATCTATTGGTGGTAAAATTTGATGTGGCATCTATATATCTTTTATTATAATTGTTCGTTATTGGTGTTTGCTGTTTCCATAGCTTGACTTATTTGAACTACATCAGCCTCTCTTATTTCAATACCACAGTATCCTAATATCTTTATAACTAGGTCGCTAAAGAACTGAACTGGTAACTCAAAGTTTTGATAGTCACTTGCCGCTGGATTAAATAATGGATTTCCTGACACACTTTGATAAGTCCATTTAGGCGCTTTTGGTTTTCTTATGTAAGTTCCAATTATTTTAGCTGTAGTGCTTTCTGGAAATACTCTATATTTTCCTTCAATACCAAAGTATACTGGATATTCGTCTGTAGGTAATGTTAAGTTGTTATTAACCAATCTGTTAATTTCAAGCTTACTTATCTCCTCAATCTCTCTTCTATTTGTAAATAAGTCGTCTCCAAAATATCTTTCAAGCTTTATTCCTTTATAGAAATCAGTTACCGTATATTGATATATAGGAGTATTAGGTATTATTGTAACACCAGCCTCTTTTACAAACACGTCAAAAGCTTCTCTAATGTGTTTTGGTATATCGGAGAATTCAGAATTATACATTCTGCTATTTTGTTTTACAATGGATCTTGAGTACTTGTGAAACATTTCTTCAAATATAGCCATCTGAGCTAATTCAGAATACAAGTTAAACTCCAAAGGACTAACATACCCTCTGTTATCCTTGTTTAATATAGCTAATACAGTCGTG